GGCCCTATTTGGCCGCTAAAGTGCGCGAAATCATTGAGGATAAGGATTCGAAGCCCGAAACTCGCCTGATGGCGATTAAAATGCTCCTCAACAATTTCGGGGAAAAGACGGAAAACGCCAATCAGACCGTGAACATCAATACACCGAAGGCGCTCGTCGTCGTCGGCACTTCTCAGAAAAGGATTGATGCCATGCTGTGCCCTCCGCAGGAAATTCCGCAACTGGAGGTCCAGATTGAGCGACCGGACCTTCAGCCATAGCCAGTTAGGCGTCTTTATCAAAAAACTCCATTTGCAGCCGGGAGACTGCCTCATCGTCTCGAAACACGAAATTATCCAGCAGCTCCAGCAAATGCCTGCCATGGCTTTTCATGTGCCAGTGATTCTCGTTCCGGAGCATGGCGGCATCCAAACCGCTACCCGGCAGGAGATTCTGGACATTCTGGAACGTATGGACGAGGCCGAAGCAGCCTACAAAGGAATCACCTAGTGGGCCGACCAGGCAGACCCGCCCTCAAGCGTTTTCAGGAACTCCGCGACAAGGTTACCCGCTTCGAATTCGCCAATCCCCAGCAGGAAGAATTCGTACTTTCGACTTCCAGAGAAACTTTGGCCGATGGCGGCGTGGGTTGTGTATCCGCCGAAACGCTCATTGCCGGTGTTCCTGCGGCAGAGTGGACTGGGGGCATTGTTTTTGACCGCGCCGCGTCTGGTGCTTTCTTGAAAGGGGTATCTGACCTTTATCGGGTGACCACCCAATCAGGCAGACAGGTCGTTGTAACCGCTGAGCACCGCTTTCTAACGCCAACCGGATGGCGTCCACTTCAGTCCCTTCACGCCGGAGATTGTATAGGCGCTGATGGAACTTTGCATGAAGTTTCTGCGAGGGGAAAACCAACATATTCTCTGGTGCGTTGTTCTGAGGAATCTCATCAATATGATGGATTACCTCACCCCGTAGAAGCGGCCTTCCTTGACAAATTGCAGCAATTTCGTATGACTGTCTGCGGTAGAAATGCATCGGGGTTTTATACCGACCTCCTCTCCAGGAACCATTACGCGGGCCGCTTGCAGGGATTCGATTTTTCCGAATGCCTCTCCTGGATAGCCAGCGACGAACAACCTCTCCCCGTGGAATCGGCGGACCATAATCTTTCAGGATTTCCTTCAAAGGTTCCCCAGAAAGATAGCGGGAAGCGATTTCCTCATATGGCAAATCGTACTTTGGTTTTGGAGATCGCAACCAGCGTTTCCAGCCGGGGTGCCAATATCTATATTCCACTTTCGTATCTTGACTCATTTTGGGACGAGATACAAGATATTTCCTTCGTAAGGCATGGACAGTTTTATGATTTGAATGTTCCCCACTTGGGGCATTATTCGGCGCAAGGGCTATGGCATCACAATAGCGGCAAGACGATTGGGGGCTTGACTCGCCTTTTGATTCTCGCGGAGAAGTTTCCTGGGAGTAGATGGTTCGTCGCCCGCCAGACCTACAAGGATTTGACGCAGACTACCAGAAAGTCATTCGATAGAATCTGCCCTCCAGGCTGGATTAAACGCGATGTGCTGAACGAAATGACGCTTTTCAATGGAGCGGAAATCATCTGGGCGCACCTTGATGAATACGATATCAAAACGCTCATGGGCCTTGAGATTAATGGGGCTTTCCTAGATCAGGTGGAGGAAATCAACCCGGAAATATACGACATGCTCGATTCCCGCATCGGCAGATGGTATTTGCCCGAATGGACTTCTATCTGCCCTTCCTATATCTGGGGAACTTCCAATCCAGCTGGGAAGGACTGGCTCTATTTCCGCTTCCATCCCGATGCGAACCCTCCGGATTACCGCAAATACATTTTCATGCCCACGAACGTAAACCGCGAAATTCTGGACAAATACCATCCCGGCTACTACCAGAACTTGATGAAGAAATCCCCCAGTTGGAAAAAGCGCTGGGTGGAAGCTTCACGGGACATCTGGGAAGGGCAGATTTTCTCCGAGTTCAAAAAAGGCGTCCAGACCTACAATCCACAGCAATTCAATCCATTTTCCGTTTGTCCGCAGGGAGTCAGCTGGTCTTTCATGGATTACGGTCTTACCAGTCCCACGACGCTCGTCATAACCTATTCCACCATGAACTACCTTTTTGCCGTGAAGGAGTATGGAAGCCCCGACAAGTCCATCAAGGAACACGCCGGAGAAATCAAGAACCTCATCGCCAGAAATCCTTCCCATGTAAGGGGGATTCTCGCCGACCCTTCCATGTTCTTCGAATCCACGAGGGACAGGAAAATAGCGACTACTTCCATCGCCAATGAATACCGGCAGAACGGGATTTATCTACTGAAAGCCGACAACAACGAGGAAACTTCTCTCGAAATCCTGCACGAGATGTTCAATGTAGACCCCGCCAAGATGAACCCAGTTACGCAAAAACCTGGGTCACCAACACTTTTCATTAGCGAAGACTGCCCGAATCTGATAAAAGAAATCGAGATGCAGCGCTACAAGGAAGATAGAAACCCATTGACCGGAGAAAAAGAATTTATCGGCGTGCGCCTTGATACTGTTGATGATGACTATTTCGACCCTCTGAGATATTTCGCCAATTCCAAGGTGCATCAGGTCACGGCCAAACGTCCGCAGATGGCCATGCCCAGCTACGGCTGGGGAGTGAGAAAACTGAATGCTTACGCGGGTGGATAAGGCGTGGGGCTATGAGGAAATAATCTGCAACGAGGCAGAGTACTGCGCTAAAAATCTCATAATTGCGCCTGGTAAAAAATGCTCACTCCATTACCACAATCTTAAGAAAGAAACGTTTCTTGTGAAACACGGCATGGTAAAGCTGGAACACGGCATAACCGAATTCCTGATGCCTGGCGAGCAGCGCACAATTCTTCCCGGCACTCCGCACCGCTTCTCGACGAAACTCGGTGCTACTATCCTTGAAATCAGTACGCATCATTACGATGATGACGTGACACGGCTCGAACCGAGCGGTGATCTATGAAGCGCTATCAATATGCTGAAAAAGGAATGGTCATTACGCATCTGTTCCATGAACCGGGCGAGATGATAATCCATACCTCGGATAACGGCTCAATCCCCGGAGATTCCGACAAGGCTCTGGCCGAATTGCACAAACAGTTCAAGGATTTCCGGCTATGTACCGATGGGATATTCCGTAATCCGACGCAATGCGTGGAGAAAAAACGTGCACGTTCCAAGAGTCGCCATGCTCGATGAACTGCTCGATATGGTAAAAGGCCTTTCCGGAGATTATGCAGAGTGCGGCGTGTGGCGCGGCGGAGTCGCCCAGTATATTTATGAAAGAATGGCTGTTGATTCAAAGCTATGGCTGTTCGATTCCTTCCAGGGCCATCCGGAGCCATGTGACCTAGATGATGCAAAAGCTCATCCAAAAGGTCGCTATGCCGATACTTCGATTGAACAGGTCCGGGAGCGCTGTCCAAACGCGATTATCATTCCAGGATTCATGCCGGGAACGCTTGAAATCGCTAAAGATGCTTCTTTCCGTTTTGTTCGCGTGGACGTTGACCACTATCTCTCGACAAAAGGTGTGGTAGAGTTCTTTCTGCCGAGGATGGTTCCTGGCGGCATCATGGAATTTGACGACTACAATCACTCGGAATGTCCAGGAGCGACGAAAGCCATCAATGAAATCATCGGGCCGCAAAACGTGAGGATGCCAGCGCACTGGAGAAACGATGGAGCGTAGGAATTTTCTTAAAGTCATTCCAATTGCCGCTATTTCTCCGCAAGTCATAAAAGATGGAGCGGTTTCATTCAACCTCCCAGAAAAAGGCCATTTTGTAATCGTAGCCAATGTAGATAAAGTCGATTTAACGGAATTGGCTAAAATGCCTGGTATTTTACCGGAAGGCGCTACTGGTGGTTACATAGTAGGAGTTTATGGAGACCCCGAAGAAGCATTGAAATTTTACAAATTAGATGCCTAGCGACATTTCCAGTCCGACCGATGTCATGCCGTCCAGTTTATCCGGCGAAAGAACCAGCAACGCTCCCGATGCAAAAGTTTCAAAAGACAATACCCGCACAAAAGATTTGAAGGAATCAGATGTAGTCAGTCAGGTTCTCCGCTACCGGGAAGAGGCCTGGCACCGTGATTACGTTCTCCGCGACAAATGGCTGCAATGCTACCAACAGTTGCGCGGCCATCAGGATTTCACCGACAAGGCTCCCTGGCAATCCAGGCTCGTTCTTGGTAAATCACATTCCGCCGTAAAACAGTTCACCGCCAATCTAATGAAACTTCTCCGCTCTTCCGAGCAATGGCTCACCGTAGAGCCGGGCGAAGCGAATCAGGAACTGAAGAAGTATTCTCCGCTGGTGGAATCCGCAGTCTTGAAACTTTGCAACACGCCGCAATGCAGGCTTGAAACAAGGGATTGCCTTGAATTTGGCGCAAGCATCGGAGTCATGGCCCTGCGTATTGATTGGGCCTACGGCGAAAAGAACGAAGTAAACACTTACGATCTGGGCCGCGACGGAAGCTCCACGCCTTCCGGTGGGACAGCAGAGATAAAACAGAACAGCCGCAAGGAAGGCTATATAAAGTTCACTTCCGTGGACCCTTTTCATCTCTGGTGGGGGCCGAGAACGAAGGGTGGTCGGGATTTTGACTGGATTATGGAAGAATCCTACGCCGACATCGCTTCTCTTAAATCTCAAGGGACTTTCGATAATCTCGAAAAGATTTATGGCGACACTCCCGACCAGTCGGCCATAACCCGTTCCTATGAACAGCAGAGAAAAGACAAGCGCATAGCGCCAGAAACCACGAGGAAGCAAATTCATCTCCTCGAATACTGGGGCGATTTGGTGGATATGCGGACGAATACCGTGGCCATGACGAATCGCCATATCATCATCGCCAACCGCACGAACATCATCAAAAACGAGGAAAATCCCTACTGGGACAGAAAAGCTCCCTACATCGTCTCTTCGCCTTTAATCGTGCCGGGCCGCTTTCCAGGGCAGGGAATCCTTGAAATTCCGCTTCCCATGCTGAATGAAATCAATAAAGTGGCGCAGCAGATGGCCGACCATCTTTCGTTTTCCGTCGTTCCCATGCTGGAAGTCGAAGCAACGGCCCTCGAAAATCCGGATGGCGACGTGCAGACGGGCGTCCAGCCGGGAAAGGTTTTCTACAGAAGGAGCGGGGCCGGAATGTCGGCGGTGCAGGGAATCGAGATGCCGCAACTTTCCTCCGCTTCTTTCAATTTCGAACTGGCGCTAGATAAAGAAGTTCAGAGAAGCACGTTCATTACTGAGATTGCTCAAGGCCTGACGGACGCCAAGGGCGAAACCACGGCCACGGAAGTCAACACTACCAGTCAATACGCCACGATGATGATTTCCGACATCGCTTCGCATATCGAGGATAATTTTCTTTCGCCGCTTGCGGAATGCGTCTGGATGCGGGCTTTCCAGTTTCTCGATTCGACTTCGCGGCCAAGCTGGACGGAACTTATCGGCCCTGAAATCGGAACTGTTCTAGACAAGATGTCCCGCGCCGACCGCGTTAAGATTTCGCAGGGCCGCTATACGTTCAAGGCTTACGGCATGTCCAGAGCCTTGCAAAGGCAGCAGAATGTCCAGAGATACGAAATGTTCCTGCAAGCCATCGGACAGGCTGCTCCGCAACTGATGCCTTTAATCAATATGCCGATGTTCCTATTGAGAGTCTTTGAAGGAAGTCATTTCCCTGAACCGGAAGAATTGCTTGCGCCGAACGTCAAGGAAATTTTCGAAAAGATGCAGGCTGGAATGCTCGCGCAGCAGGACCCGGCGCAACAAGCGCAGATTGCCGCCGCGCAAAAAGGCCAGCAAATCGGGGCGCAGGGCGACC